TCTAAAAATATACATAGCTATGGCTTGTGAATTAACTACAGGTTTTACCCTTGGATGCCTTGAAGGTATCGGAGGTGTTAAAGAAATTTTGATTACTAACTACACAGACCCTGTAACAGGTAACGACTTCATCTCTGGAGTTACTTACGATGCTGTAACAGGTGAAGTGGATGGCTTGCCTACATGGACAATTTATCGTTACGTTCCATTCCGCAATTCGGGTTCATACATTGAAACCGTAAATAAGAATTTGGAATCAGGTACACTTTACTTCTCACAAGAGGTAGGTTGGACTTTTGGTAAGTTGAACCAAGATATGCGCAACGAGTTTTTGAATGTTGCTAAGGCTAAGATGATTGTGTTCGTGCGCACCAATGATGACCAAATCTTGTTGGTAGGTACAACTGAAGGTTCGCAGCTTACTGCAGGTACTGTTCAATCGGGACAGCAGAAAGCGGATTTGATGGGTTACCAAGTGACAACTACTGCAGAGAACCTTGAGCCTGCTGTACACCTTGAGCCTTTTACTTCAGTACCATTCGATAACTTCGCTGGTATTACTGTAAGCCCTGCTTACTAAGATAGTTTTCCGTTGTGTTCTTGTTGTATTCTAAAGGGGGCAGGTTTTTACTTGCCCCTTTTTAAATAAAGTAGCATGATATATTTACAGACTAACACACCAACACAGCAAGTGTTTTTGTCACTTGACGAAGCACGGCAATACTTTGCCACACCATATACAGACTATTTGATTGTGCTAACTCACGAAGAGAATAGCACCACGGGCAATAAGCTTGCACAGGTTGCAAACATTCTCAACGAGAACACACGTATAACACAGCTTGAAATAACAACTGTTGGCCTTACCTTAGCGGGCAGATACAGGTATGAAGTGTACGGCCGAACCATAACGAATCGAATATAGTATCATTAAAACTTAGTGAGTACGTTGCTAAGTCCGATGCCGAAAAAGTTGACCGCAAAGGTTGGGTAAACTACGGTGATCAAAATGATTTTCCACAATACTTACGTGACCTTGCTCACGAATCACCAGTGCATGGTAGTTTGGTTGTTGCCATTGGTGACATGATAGCGGGAAAGGGAATTAAGTCTGAGCAATACCAAGCCGAACTTGATGCACTTGACATAAACACTTTGACCTATGCAACCGCGCATGACTTAAAGTTGTTTGGTGGGTTTTTTATTGAAGTGATTTGGAGCAACGACCGCACGGTTATATCAAAGCTTAACGCGATACCATTCGAAGAATGCCGCATTGCGGTTAATCAAGATGACGATAGTGAAATAGGAATCTTTCACAGCTACGATTGGAGCAATACACGCAAGAAAAAGAACACACCTGAGTTTATTCCTAAGTACAACTACCTAACACGTGAGCAGGAGCCACGTCAAATCTACTGGTGCTTCACTTATACAGGCAGCGACACCTACCCTCGCCCCGATTACTGGTCTGCCATCAACTACATCGAGTTAGATAAGCAAATTTCTATATTCCATATCAACCAAATTTCAAACGGTTTATTCCCTTCTACTATCATTAACTTCTACAACGGGCAAGCAACGCCTGAGCAGAAGCAACAAATGATGATGGACTGGGAGAACAAGATGAGTGGTGCACGTAATGCAGGAAAGGTTGTGATGTTCTTTAACGAGCGCGATCAACCAAAGACTGAAATTACACCATTCCCCGTTAACGATGCGGACAAGCAGTATCAACTAATGGATACTACCGCAACTCAAAAGATTATTACAGCCCACCGCGTGACTACGCCTTTGCTGTTTGGTATTCGCGACACTGGCGGTGGATTTGGTAGCAACAAAGATGAAATGGCTACGGGTCTTGAAATATTCAACAAACAAGTTGTAGAACCGTATCAGGCAAAAATCAATAAAAGTATTGAGGAACTACTTAGCAAACAATTGCCCGGTGTAACTTTCGAAATTGTACCCAACACACCACTTGTCATTGAACAAAAAGCTGAAGTAGTTGAAACAACTGTCGAGCCTGTTGTTGCCTCGTCATTAGACACTGAACAAATTAGTTCAATTGTACAGGCCACATTGATGGCTTTTGAAAAAAAAAAAGTAGCTGCTGAAGAAACGGTAGGTGATGCGCTTATTGCACTTGGTGAAGATTGGAAAGAGGAATGGATTTTAATTGATAGCTACAACGCAGATGAGGAAATTGAACACGAGTTTGCAGTCCGCACAGGTGCAGCTCGACCAGCTGCTAAGAGTGAGCAGGATGCCATTATCGATGGTAAGTATTTTATTACTCGTTACGTTTACGCAGGCAGCTTTACTCATGATAATATGCGCCCATTCTGCAAGAAGATGGTTGAAGCGGGCAAGCTATACCGCAAAGAAGACATTGTGTCGATGGAGAATGTAGCGGTTAATCCGGGATGGGGGCCGAACGGTGCGGACACTTACGATATTTGGTTTTACAAAGGCGGTGGTAACTGCCGACACTTTTGGGAAAAGCGTGTATATGTAGATGCAACAGGTGCTAAGATTAACCCTAATGACCCGGATGCAAAACGTATCGCTGTATCACTTGCTGAACGTATGGGATATAAAGTGCGCAACAATTCATTAGTGGCAAAGCTACCTGAAGACATGCCTTATAACGGCTTTCTACCAACTAACCCTATTTACGGAAATCAATAATTACAACTATGCCAGAAGTATTACTAATATCAGAGAACTATATCAAAAAATATAGCACGGTGAACGGAAGTGTTGACCCTAACCTGTTATACCCATCAATCTATTTAGCACAGGACAAGTGGTTACTTCCCTTTTTGGGAACTGATTTGCTCAATAAGATTAAGGCCGATGTAGCCGCTAACACAATATCGGGCAACTATCAAGTATTACTTGTCGATTACATCCAAAAGATGCTCCTGTGGTGGGTTATGGTGGACGTTACGCCAAACCTTTGCTATCGTATGGACAATGGCACACTAGTGCAACGCCAGTCTGAGGACACCGTGCCCGTATCGGATGCTGTTATGAAGGATATGATAGATCGTGCACGCCAAAACGCACAGCACTACACAACATTGCTAGTCGATTACTTGTGTGCTAACACTGCTTTATTTCCTGAATACAGCACAGCCCAATGGCCTGACCGTTCACCACGTACTGACGTGACCAACACACTGAACTATCAATTCAGCACCGGTAACACGTCGACTTCATTCCGCCCTACTTACTCACGTAACATCATTAATCGCATACCATGAGTGATAAGAAAACACTGAAGCAAGATTACACTGAGCGTTTACGCAAGTATGAGCGTGAACTATCACTAAAACTGAGAGCCAATGGCAGCAAAGAAGCAGACAAGCGCACAACCAAATAAGGTTGATGTAAAAGGATTGCGCTACAAGCTGCAGTTATTTGATGGCTTTTGGTCAATACCACTTGCCTTTTTACTATTTGCTGTATCGGGCACGCTATCGGTTGCCTATTTTGGTGATGCACTTATAAGCACCGAATACATCCAGTATATTGTATTGGCGGCAATGGTCATGGTGTTTGCAAACTTCGTGGTTTTTTTGGGTATTAGATTCAATTTTCGGGCACTACAACGGGAGATATATAACAAGGAAGTTAAGTACGAAATAAACACCTATCTAACGACATGGCAAAAGGTTGTATTGTACCTGCTATTATATGCTTTCTACTTTGCTGCATACCTGTATATTTTACACATGCTGATGACGGTTACTGCGTAAGGGTAACGGCTTCATCATTCGTAGGTGTAAAGGAGAAAGGCGGCAATAACATGGGCTTTAACGACAAGGCTCTGCTCGTCCTTATGAAGCAAGAAGGTTGGAAGCCCGGCTATGCATGGTGTTCTTTCTTTGTCATGGCTATGCTTAACGAGTGTGGCATCCCGCACACAATTACAGGTTGGTCACCTACTGCATACAACCGCAATGATGTAATCTTTACTGAAGGAAAGTTCGTGCAAGCATTCAGCGACAAGGATGCGCTGGTAATGACGTTAAGTTACAACAGCTTTAAGAATAAACGATACAAGGGTATTGGTCACACTGGTATCGTGGACAAGGTAGGCAAGTATTCCGTACGCACCATTGAAGGTAACACCAATGAACAGGGCATGCGCGATAGCCGTACACGTGATGGGGTGTACTATAAGATTCGTCCACTAACTAAACAACTACACATAACGCGATGGGGAAAAAAACAAAGCTAGGCATTGGTCTAGGTATTACCATTCTTGCACTGGCTGTGATATTCAGCGTACGCACGTGCAATCGTCCCGTAACAAATCCTGCAGTAAAAAGGTTACAGGATGTCAATGATTCACTTTACCAAATCATTCAAGTAAACAACTCCAAAACGGATAGCCTATTTGCTAAGATTGATTCACTACAGGTGCATCAGGACACCATTATCCAACAGCAACAAATCACTAATGAAATCTACCGCAATGAAACTTACAACATTCTTTCTGCTACTCCTAGTGCTACCAATAACCAGTTCCGCACAACGCTCAAAAAATCGGACAGCCTACTCAAAGCAGGATTTTACACCCGAACTTACAACTTACGATCAGCAACTTTTCAGTCTCAACTACAATAGCATGTTGTACTGGTATAACACAGCACAGGAAATAGACAGTTTATACCAGATGGAGCGGTTAAAGGTTACATACTACGCAAAGATTACAGGCATACAGGCGGCGAGTTATGAAACGTTAGCTGAAATCTATAAGAATAAGCAAAGCATCGATAAGGCCGTAGCTACTGAGAAAGACAATGAAATCAAAGAACTAAAGAAACGCAACAGGCGGTTAATAATTACTAACACGGCTATGACTTTAGGTGTCACAGCCTTAGCTTTTTCTACTATATATTTTGCAATACTATAATCATGGACATTCAGCCAAGAGATATCATAACAATAATTGGTGGAGCGGTATCGCTCACGGGGTTGTACTACGCATTGAAGCGCGATGTAGTAAAGGTGTCGAGTGCACTGGGTAAAGTCGAATCATATCATAAAAGGGAGGTTACTATGTTAGGCGATTCCATTAAAGAAACCAAAGACGAATTCAACACCAAGCTAAACGTTATGAAAGAGGAACAAAATAAAGCCATTGACAAGCTCGAAAAGAAGATTGATGTGATTGCTGCACAGAACCTAACTATCAGCACCAATCTTGCGGAGTTAGCCGGGTTTATCAGGGGCACTAAATAGCACTACATGCAGGGACAATATGCGGAAATCTACAAAGAGATACACGCAGGCGAGGGTACGATAGCAGACCGCATTCGTGCCGCTATGAAGCGTCATAAGATTGACATGAAATACGGC